AATGTTCTTCAATGGGGAAACTACCTCCTTGTTCGTGAAATCAAAAACAATCAACGACAAAACTCAAGAATAAAATATTCTCCTACCCTCTATTCTCCAGCTAAACAAAAAACTGGATACAAGACATTAGAGGGTAAGGATGTTTTGCCGCAAAATTTCAACACAATGAAAGAGGCAAAGAAATGGGTTGAGGATCGAAAGAATCAGCCTCATCTTGTATATGGCAACACACAATTTGCTTATAACTATCTTGCCGACATATATAAAGGAAGAGTTGATTGGAATTTAAAACAGATTTTAGTTGTCACCATTGATATTGAGGTTCAGTGTGAGAACGGATTTCCTTCACCATTTTTTGCTGAAGAAGAACTTTTGTCAGTTACCATCAAGAATCATCAGAACAAAAAAATAGTTGTGTGGGGGATTGGAGAATTTAAAACAGATCGTGATGATGTAACTTATATTGAATGTAAAAACGAAAAGCAATTATTGAATGAGCTTCTTGTATTTTGGGAAAAGCATTGGCCTGATGTTGTTACTGGATGGAGTTCAGAGTTTTTTGATATACCATATCTCTGTAATCGTATCAAGAAATTGTTTGGTGAAGATGAGTTGAAGCGTCTGTCTCCTTGGGGGCTTGTATATGATAGAGAAGTATATGCAATGGGCAGGAGACATCAGGTATATAATATACAGGGTATTGCTGCTTTAGATTATTTTGACTTGTATCGGAAGTTCACATACTCTGCTCAGGAATCCTATCGGTTGGATCATATTGCATTTGTGGAGTTGGGTGAACGGAAAGTTGAAAATCCCTTTGAAACTTTTCGTGATTGGTATACAAAAGATTTTCAGTCGTTTATTGAATATAACATCAATGATGTTGAACTTGTTGATCGTTTAGAAGACAAGATGAAACTGATTGAGTTGTGTTTGACTATGGCTTATGAAGCTAAGGTGAACTATACGGATGTTCTTGGTTCTGTTCGTTATTGGGATGTTTTGATATACAACCACCTACGAGATAAGAATATTGTTATTCCACAGAAGAAACAACAAAAAAAGGTTGAGCAGTATGAGGGTGCTTATGTTAAAGAACCACAGGTTGGTATGCACAAATGGGTAATGTCGTTTGACTTGAATTCCCTGTATCCACATTTGATTATGCAATATAACATTTCTCCAGAGACATTGGTTTCCGGTGAGAAGAAAGAAGGATTAATTGATAAAATACTTGATGGCAAAGTATCCAACGATACAAAGTATTCTATGACTCCCAATGGGGCGTTTTTTAAAAAAGACAAACGGGGATTTTTACCAGAAATAATGGAGAAAATATATGATGATCGTGTCAAATATAAAAAACTTATGCTTAAAGCTCAGCAGAGATATGAGGACACTAAAGACAAAAGTCTTCTCAAAGAGATTTCCAAGTATAACAACATACAGATGGCGAAAAAAATATCCCTTAATAGTGCGTATGGCGCTATTGGGAATAATTGGTTTCGCTATTTTGATCTTAGAAATGCTGAAGCGATTACAACTAGTGGCCAATTATCTATACGATGGATTGAAAAAGAAATAAATAAATACCTTAACAACCTACTTAAAACGGAAGGAGAGGATTATGTTATTGCATCAGATACGGACTCGGTGTACATCACTTTTGATCGTTTTATTGGTAAAGTTTTTACGGAAGGAACAAAAACTAGTAAAATCATCTCGTTCTTGGATAAAGTGGCAAAAAATAAGTTGGAACCATTTATTGATAAAAGTTACAATGAACTTGGTAAAGTGGTTGGAGCCTACGAACAAAAAATGAAAATGACCCGTGAAGTGATTGCTGATAAAGGTATCTGGGTTGCTAAGAAACGATATATTCTAAATGTGTATGACAGTGAGGGTGTTCAATATAAAAAACCAAAATTAAAAATTATGGGAATTGAAGCTGTCAAGTCTTCAACCCCTGCTCCTTGCCGAAAGAAGATTAAGGAAGCATTGGAAATCATTATGAATGGTGATGAGAAAATGCTAAATACCTTTATACAGGATTTTAGAGAAGAATTTATGAATTTATCACCAGAAGATATTGCATATCCAAGAAGTTGTAATGGGATATTAAGATATAGTGATGATGCATCTTTGTTTAGAAAGGGAGCTCCTATTCATGTGAAAGGTGCAATTTTGTATAATCATTTAGTTAAGAAAAATAAGTTGGGAAATAAGTATCCCAATATATTAGAGGGTGATAAGATTCGATTTCTACATTTACGTCAACCAAACATATATCAATCAACTGCATTTTCTTTTATAACATCCATGCCCAGAGAGCTTGGTATTGAAAAAATGATAGATTATGATGAACAGTTTGAAAAAAGTTTTGTCAGTCCGTTGAAGTTTATAACCGACAAGATAAACTGGTTAGTAGATAGTAGTTATGGTGTACAGGGTACGCTAGAGGATTTCTTTTAATGCGGGCATCGTATAATGGCATTACCTCAGCCTTCCAAGCTGATGATGTGGGTTCGACTCCCTCTGCCCGCTCCAAAGAACTTTACGAAATTTTAAAAAAGAGCGCAAATAAAGATGGGCTTCCTTTAATGAACACATCACAGTTTGTTGCAGTTACCGAAGAGTTTGGTAAAAAAGAATTTCGTAGAGTTCTTGCTGATTATATTGAAAAAGAGAAACCGCCATATCCATTAAAAAAATTTACAGAAGATAAAGTTATCAAACTTTTTCATAAATTAAAAAGAATAAATTATACTAAATTTATTAATAATTCTGGTAAAGAAGTATTAGAAAAATATGATGATTATGCATATCCCTATAGTAAGTATGGATTGGGCGTTATTGAAGCATCTTCAATTTACAACTATATAAGTGATTCTTTTATGCATGATCTACGAATGTCATGCAATTCTTATGGTTTTAAAGCACCATTGACAAGATGGAATGATGGAGATAATGTGTGGGGGGCTCTTGGCCCTATATGGAGGGGGGTTAATGATCCACCAGAGCTTGCAAGAGAATCTTATATTATGGCGTTTAGATTAGGCACATATATTGCAACACAGTTCAAACCCATTGTTGCGAAAACCATTTATGAAATGTCTGACGCAAAAGTTATATTGGATACATCTATGGGTTGGGGAGATAGACTTACTGCGTTTTATGCTTCCAATGCAACTCACTATATCGGGTGTGATCCTAATCCAAATACATTTGCACGTTACAAAAAGATGATTGAGTTTTTTGATAAACTTACTGGTGGAAAAAAGACTGTTCAAATATATCGTTGTGGTGCTGAAAATTTGCCCTGGAAGGAAATTGAAAATGTGGATTGTGCATTTACAAGTCCACCATATTTTTCCACAGAAAGATATAATGAAGGCGGAGAACATGAGAAAGATCAATCTTGGGCAAAATATGATACATATGAGAAATGGAGAGATGGGTTTTATTTACTTGTTGCACAAAAAAGTTTTGAATCTTTAAGCGATAATGGGGTATTGCTGGTAAATATTTTTGACCCAAAGGTGAAAGGTAAGCGGTATCGTTCAAGTGATGAGTTGGTAGATTCAATGAAAGACGATTTCATAGGACAGATTGGTATGAGAATTATGCAGAGGCCTCAAGGGCCAGCAGTATTCTCTGATGAGGATGGAAAGTTTGATAAGGATGCAATGAATGAGTTTATGAACAAAATCTATATAGAGAATGTATGGTGTTTTGCAAAAAATAAGACTATAGACTTGTTTCCCAAATCAGGCAGTTTAGAGGATTTCTTTGCATGAGCTTAACACCAATAGAAGAATATGATGGAATAAAGTATAAGAGAGATGATCTTTATGCCCCCTATGGTGAGGATTTTATTACTGGTGGTAAGATTAGACAATGCAGAGATTTAGTAGAGACTAATTTAGAATATATCCATGCAAAATGTGATAGCACTATTGCAACCGCAGCTTCTGTTATATCACCACAGTCACCTATTGTTGCTAGGGTTGCATTTGAGTTTGGATTAAACTCTATAATTGGATTTGGTAATACAACCGTAGATAATGCAAGAAAACAGATAGGTATACAATGGTGTGAAGAATACAATTCTGAATTGATTGTTCTTAGTGAGTCTCAAGGGTTTAATAATGTACTTTATTCCAATCTAAATAAATTAAATGAAGAAAGAAAATTCTTTCCAATATTGTTTGGGTATGCGGCTCAGATTTATCGTTCTTCTATTATTACCAGAATAGCAGAACAAGTAAAGAATATAGAATGTGATACTCTTTATGTTCCATTAGGAAGTGGTGTTACTTTTACAGGCATTTTAGAGGGTATAAAGATGTTTAATAAGAAGTTTAGGGTTGTGGCATTACAACCTTTTGGATATGATCGTAGAGAATCGATACACAGAAATTTAGAAGGTATGCAATGGGAATATGATTATGAATATCATACTGGTAATTACTCATACCATAAACTTTTAAAGAAAAATGTAGGCTTTGAATTAGATATGATTTATGAATCCAAATCTTGGGAGATGATGAAAAATTTAATAAATGAGAGTGAAAATTCATGTTTCTGGATTATTGGAAATAGTAATGTTATACGATGATAAATTTTAATGAATTAAGTAAATGTACAAGTGATGATTTTTACAAAGTGTATTCAGAATCAATAGTTGATTGTAAAGAAGAAATTAAATTTGTGCAAAGAGAAAAAATAAGTAGATATGGTAATGAATATATTCTGCCCTCAGAATATACATACGAATATAATAAAATTTATCAAGACAGAATGAGAAGATTGGTTATTGTAAAGGTAAACAATGATAAAGTTTTTATAGTATTAAAACGAGTGCAAATGTTTCAACATATTTACAATCGTGTAGAAGGCCTTCCTATTAGTTACTTGAAAAATAAGAAAACTGAATTAAAAGTTTTGAAGAAAATATCCAAGAATAAGTTAGCACGAAAAATAGGTGTAAATGAAATAGAAGAAATCGTTATAAAAAAGAGCTATCAATTTAGTGAGGAAATAAAAAGTTATAATTACTATAGTAATATAAAAAATAATTTTGAAAAAATAGCTAGAAATAAATGGAAACATAAAAAGGGTATTAACAAACTTTTAAAAATGTCCAATCTAACTTTCAATATTTTAGATGATGAAAATATTATGTTAGATAGTATAGATATAAAAATAATAAACAATGCATTTAATACAGGTAAAAGACAGATTAATAGTAAATCAAAGGGGTGGTTGAAGTTACAGAAATCAATGTTGAAATATCCATATTTTAATGATGACTCTGTTATTTGCTATATGTTTAAATATAAATCTATACCTGTTGCATTTGTTGTTTATATCATAGATGACACTGTAGCCCAT